TCATCTGACTGAATAGTGCATACACCACCGACTTGCATCTGGTAGTTACCATTCACTCTATCAAATCTATCACCTTCAACTTCAGTATGCATATTACCTTCAACGTAAATGTTTACGTCACCGACTACATGCAGTGCCATTCTATCATTTTCAATATCCTTACCAACTCTTATAACAAGATTATGGTCTGATAAGATATATGTATCATTATATGAAACTAAGTTGTTGTTATTTTTCTCATCTATATTAAGAAAATTACCATTTGCATTGAGCAAACGTATGTATTCTCCATCCTCAGTATTGTTCATCTCGAACATATGACCCGCTGAGGTTGCTTGTACCCAGTTGTATGGATACTTAATTTTTACACTTGGTGATGTGTTAGGATTATCAGTCCCACCTGTAAACGGATTAATGTCAGACATTAGTATCCACCTCCATATGGCGAACTAGGAGTACTTGGTGCACTTGGAGCAGATGGAGCACTTGGAGCACTTGGTGTTGAGGGAGTCGATGGAGTAGAAGGTGCACTTGGAGTAGACGGTGTAATAGGTGTAGATGTAGGATCAGCAATAGTCTGCTGAGTTTCAGTTGCAACAGTAGTATTTAAAACAGTAGAATCATCTACTGTGCTATCAACTAAGTTAAATGATGTATCAGTTAGTCCTGCTTCTTCATCCTCTATAGCAGATTTTATCATAGGATGCCCTACACAGTCAACATATTGTGTGAGTGGTAAAACATTGTTCTCCCTAATTTCTCTAGGACTTGTGTATGTGTATACTACACTTAATAGTCCTCCTGTTCCAGTTCCCTCTACACCAGATAATCCCTTATCTTCTACTATAGGTTTAACGAAACCTAATACTGGTTTTGATACAGTTGCTTTGATAAGTCTACCCTTAGAATCTTTTGTAGCAGATCCGATAGTTTGTTTCTTGGATCCTGTTCCTATTGTGATAATTGGATTGACATAGTTACTACCAACGTTTATGATCTTAATCTCCTCAAGTTTAGGAATTATATCACCACACTTAGCATATATTGCTGTTGCATCTTGTGGTATTACAAGTGTTGGGAACTTATTGTTAAAGTTCAACGTAAACTCATGACCAGATTTAGTTCTTAACTCCAATCCTACCTGTAATTGTGGATTGAATGAGGTATCTATTGTTGCTAATAGTATGTTGTCATTATCATACTCAACGTCAACAACCTGTAATACATCTGGTGATCCAGTGATGCGTTGTTCTAGATATTCACCATCATTTACATGCTCTTGCAATCCTATCTTACTTACTAATACACCATACTGCTCATTAGGACAGAATGTAGTAGCAGGATCAAATCCATATCCTACGCCAGGTTTGATAACCTCGATAGAATCTACCTGACCATTAGCAATATTAGGTTTAAACTCTGCACCACTACCCTCTGGGTCATTACATGTGAATTGTGCTTTGACTGTTGCTTCGGTGTTAACGTTAGTTCCTTTCTTTCTCATTAATACACCAAGTATCTGTCCTATGTCATCTACGATAGGTAGTGCCTTGATAGGACTTGTTGACTGTAGATTATCCCATACCATTTCTGGGAAGCATGGTTTCCTATTCAATATACTATTACTACAGTTGACTGCTGCACTTGATACATTACCATTTGAATCATAGAAGTTAATACCCTCAAACTTCTCTAGAGGTCCTCGTGTATCAAATGATTTTTCTGACAAACCAGTTGCAATACCAGCTGCACTACTGAGATCTACAAGTGACCCTGTATTGACATTGAATACTTTCTTAATACCATTACGATCAACAGCAGGAACAAATCCATTCTTAGGTATACCTTTACCTATGATTGATATAGCATTCGGTGGTTTGATTGCATACTGTGAAATTTGTTTTGCTGTTGCATCGTTACCCTTTGCTTTTGCACCAAGACCTGTTTCAAATACTGATGCACCAATAGCACATGATAAAGCACCATCACAAAATAGATCTATGAAATCTCCTACCTTATTGAGTAAGTTTTGTATCTTATCTCTTGCACCTTTGATAGCACCTGTTACACCTTTCAATATACCTAATGCAGACGTAATTTTATCCATCAAATTCTTCATGAGATCACCAAGCATATTCTGAATCAAACATAGTGCAGTGTCTAATACTTTCTCTACTAGATCTTTGAGCATACCTTTGATAAAGTCACCAAGTTCACCTATCAACTGTTTGAATAGACATGATACCAAGTCACCAACGTTCTTTAATTGATCTCTTACTGCAACATCCAATTCTGGATCTGGGATACTTAGATTAGCGAGACCTTCCTTTACAAGTTTGTTAGTCTCTTCCATGACCACACCCTTGATGTTAGCAGTCAATCCAGTTAACTTTTTCTGGATCCTCATTTGAGTAAGGTTTATCTCATACTCTAGATCAACAACTTTACCAGTCTGTTTGTCAATAAACTCATCTATATCGTTCTTCTCTATACCACGAGCAAACTTCATGAACTCTGCCATGGGTGCTTCTAATTTAGTTGCAGTTTCTGATCCACATTTACCATTACCAACTTGAACTGTAACCTTTTGTTTCTCTGTTGCTATTGCCTGTTTCTCTGTCTCTCCCTTTGCAGGTCCTCGTTCGTTCTTTGTAGTCTCTTCTCCTTCCTCAGTTTTATGTCCATCGTTATTAGTTGGAGCAACATCTACACCACTTTCCTCATCAGTCTCGACTGTGCTTGCTGTGTTTCCTGCAGAACTACCTGTCTCACTATGATCTGGAAACTTATATTCTGGACTGACTAACTGAGCAAATCCCTCTTCCTTACCACCAGTAACACCGTAACTACTATCAGCGTTCTCATCACTGATACTACCCATAACAATAGGAATCTGTGCTGATGCACCATCCATAAAGAATCCAACAACCCAACTATTGACTTGTAGTTGATGAACAGATCCAATACCAGACAACTGTGAGTATATGGGTGGCATCAATACCTGTGCCCATGGTAAGTCTGATGTTGGTAACTCTTTTCTATTTGTATTATGATAACCTATAATTCTAACTTTGACTTTGTTAGTCCAGTCCCAGTCACCAAAATCCCAGTCACCATTGCCATCATCTAGATCAGCATTCCAGAATTTTGCACCATCATTCTCTACCTGTCCAATCCACCAGTTGAACCCTTCTTTACCTATAAAATTAGCGAGTGCTTCATTCATCATGAGTCTTGACCATCCGAATCAGTATATAACGTAAGTCTAGTTGACATCTTATCTCCACTAGATTTAAAAGTTCTTTCTACCTTACCGATAACATATTTACCAGAGTTTGCAAAGTCCTGTTTTCTATCTCTACCACCTTTGTAAATATCTAACTGCACAACTTCACCTATCTCTAATGAGTAATCTGATATTAATTCTACTATGACTTTTTTACCATAAAATAATTTTTCCCTTAAACTGGATTGTGAAAGTTGCTTTGTGAATCCCTGTGTATAAGTTCCTTCTGTAAATAATGCAGAGTCTGATACCTTCGACATGATTCTAGTATGCGTCAAGTTGTTATCGAATCCTTTATAAAATTCTGGAGCAACACCTGAGTTTAAGGTCAATATCTCTTCGTAAAATTTATTTATGCTGAAAGGATGCTGTTCAAACTTCATGTCTTTCAGATCTATAGTCATAACGTTACTAGAATATGATCCTAGATTTAGTCCTTTCAATAGATCAACTGATGACTCAATCTTCACCGAGTCAATAGCAGTGATACCTGTATCATCCTCATCTTCTAACTCTCCACCCTCATGTCCTATGACCATCCTTGTGACTGGATCTAAACTAGCAAACGAATCATATGACACAAAGTTATATCCTGCTCTTGTCTCATAGAAAGCATATCCTGCAGTTGCTGCCTTACCACTACCTTTTGTAGCTGGTATTGCTTTTGCTGCCAACCATCTAATTGCAGTAAATGGATTCCAGTATGGTGATACAAATGAAAAGTTGTTAACGCATGGTTCTATCCTTGCTATTCTTCTATCCGTAACTCCTATCAAGTCTTTTAGTATCTCTTTCTCTACAATATCATTAATCTTTTTACCTTGACCCTTACCAAATCTACGTGATATTTTATTAGCAGCGTTGTTTAAGAAATCAACAGTGCATAACATAAGAACAGCAGATGACTTACCACCTACATTCTTTCTATCTTGTATATCATATATCACAAAGTCTCCACCAATCTCAGTCTTTGCCTCACTATCTCCTATGCTTATGAATACACGTTCCATACCAACTAGTTCAGATAGCATACCAGTCTCACTATCAGTGATCTGAACTTCCATCTTCATGGTAGCAGCCTGCATATCTTCTGTGTATTTTACATACAATACCTGATTAGTCGTTATTGGAGGATAGTCTGCAATAAGGAAAGCAAGTAATTGAAAGTTTGACTGTGTATTGACTGACATTAGAATTGCGAAGTTACGTTGTATACATCAATGTATGGAGACTCTTTTATCTCTGGTTGTGCAAGACCACCACCTTCAGACTGCATTGGAGGTGCTCCAGACTGTCCTGCAGCTGCAACTGCAGCACCTGTTCCTGCAGCAGTATCTACTGCCTTCTTAGTCTTGGCATCCATATTATCTCTGTTCTCTTGTATAGTTTTATCAGTCAGTTCTGTTAGGTTTGTCTTCTGCTCACCCTTCGAGAATATACCTCCAAGTTTTGTATTCTTCATCATAAACTTCGCCATCATACCCATAGGTGTCATACCAAATGCTTTGCCAGCTAAACCTTTTAAACCCTTACCTATACCAGATGCTTTACCCGCTAATCCTTTTGCACCTTGGAATATCTTGGTACCTGCATTAAATGCCATACCCATAGGTGTCAAACCAAACAATTTACTTGCTAGTGACTTACGTTTTTTGATAGGTTGCATTGCTCTGCTACCCTCAGTACCATCGCCAAGTCCTATTCCATCAGCAGTTCCTGTATATGGTGCACGTCTTCCATAGGTAGGATCTCCAGATGCAGGAGGTAACATTGGTTGACCACTGACAGGAGCACCATCACCTGTACCACCACCGCCACTTACAGCACCTTTGGCAAGATTGAATGCTTTGGCAAGCATTGTACCTAAGAATGATCCACCTTTACCACCTTCTTCCTTATTATCATTATCCTCTTCATCGTTAGCAACTTCAGAACTAGCAGCACCTAACTTAAATTGTTGAGAGATCTTAGATATATTTCTATTCAATATCTTAGATGCTTCCTTACTTGGTGCAGGAATCTTCTCTAACAGATCAGTGATAGCAACAGCAGCAGACTTGGCGGGTAGTGCCAATGCTTCCATAAATGCTTTCTTCATCTTAGGATCTACTTCAAACTCATCTTCTAGTTCTTTCTTGACTTTCTTCTTAGTGTCGTCCTTACCTATTCCCGCTTCCTCTAGAGTATCTACCTTCTCTATGTCTTTTGCTTCTGGTACATTGTCAGGGTCAATACCCTGTTCTCTCATTGATCTACGTTCTTTAAATTTCTTTATCCTATCTTCTTTGGACAAATACTCTCCAGTCTTAGGATCCACACCCATTGCTGCCACTGGATCTGGAACAAGATTCTGCTGTGGTTCTGCCTTTGGTGCTATCTTAGGTTTACCTGTTGTAGGATCCTCTTTTGGTTTTGGTGATAACTTATCAGGTAAGCCAGGTAACTTGAATGCCTTTGCTGCCTTTGCTTTATCTTTTATAAAGTTACGTAGACCCTTACCTACATTTGTTAGTCTTTCAGTTCCTTGACCAATCTTCTCACCTACAGCGTCCTTTGCCTGACCAATTTTCTCTCCAGCTGCCTGTGCAGCACCTGCAGCAGCCTTACCTGCTTTATCACCAAGTAACTGTGCGTTCTTGCCTATAGACTTGCCTACGTCCTTAGCTTTATCTCCTATCTTTGTAGCAATCTTTTTAGCACCGTCCGCTACATCCCCTAGTTCTATCCCAGGCTCAACCTCAGCTGTTTCCAGCTCACTAACTCTATCCTCTAACAGTCCAACTCTCTTTACTACACGACGTTGTGACTGTAGAGATCTTTGCATCATCTCATGTGATACACCTTGTTGTTTATCTGAATCGCCTGGCAACTTCATGCTACTACCTCCGTTGATCCTTTACCAAACACATCAATGACTGCATTCCTTCTCTTGGTATCTTCTTTCTTAACCTCTGGTATGTAAACTATCTGAGGTTGACCTGATATAGGTATGACCTGTGGAGGTGAAGTTACAACACCACCAGCTCCCTTAGCACCCTGTGTTATTGGTTCACTTGCTAACGTTTCTGCTGATGAAGATCCAGATGGAGGTGATACACTACCACCACTGCCTTTCTGTGGTGCTCCTCCTGCCTTCTGTGTTCCCGATGATGGTGCACCAACAGGATCATCAACGTTAGGTATCCATTTGTTTTTACCAGGTCTCAACCATTTGTCGTTAGGTTCATTATTATAGAAGTCAAAGTGAACTGGGTCATGCTCACCTTGCCATTGGAAACCAAACTTCTTACCTTTATCTCTCATCCACTCGTTTGCTTTTGAGTAGTAGTCAATATCAATTGCCCAACCTTGTCCATGTGGTGACTGTCCTACAGGTGCAGGATTTATGGCGTTCTCATCGCCCGCTTCGGCTGCTGCAATTAATGCTGCCTGTTGTTCTGGACTTCTATATGAAGATGTCACACTCATAGGCAAGTTGATACCTTCCTTTGCAGCAGCGTTGACTGCTTTCTCCCATGCTTTCTTGGTTGATGGGTTCAATATGATAGGTCTACCATACATGTCCTTTGTAGGATCAGGTGCTTGAACACCAGACTGCTGCTCCTCTGCTTGCTTCTGACCTGGCAATACGCCCATGTCCTTAGCAGCAAGTGTAGCATCAAGACCTATAGATACTGCAGTTCCAACGCCAGGTATTGTACCAGCTATACCAGATGCTGCTTCAAGCATTGCACCTTTAAAGTCACCCTTCAGCATTCGTTGTCCTGCAAACAATAGTCCTGCACCCAAACCGACGAATGGTATTTTCTTTAACAGTCCTTTACCCAGTGCTTTTGCACCAACTTTCGCTGCTGCTTTTGCACCTACCTTCATACCAATCTTCTTAGCACCCTTCTTCAATAATACTTTACCAGCTTTGCTTGCACCCTTGAGTAATTTACCACCAGACTTTGCCATCTTACTAGCACCTCTGGTCACTTTCTTGACACCAGCTACTGAGTTCCTAAGAACCTTCCCTATTTTAGTCTTCTTAAATACCTTACCAATCTTAAATTTCTTGAACATCTTCTTGAGGTTTCTAAATCCTCTTAGTGGATTGCCCATTCCACCACCACCTTTACCACCTTCTTTCTTATCTTGAGGTGTACCCATAGCAACAGCAGTAGCACCAGCTGCACCCATGCCACCCCACCACTTCAAAGGTGCTTTCAATCCAATAACTTTCTGTGGTTTTGGTGTATCAACAATGCCAAATATACTCTTTAATCTATTTGCTTCTGCTACTACACTACCCTTTGCAGGAGTTGGAGGTAATGACTTCAAGAAACCCAATGATGAGCTTATGATTAACGCTGCACCCTGTTTATATACCTGTTCTACTGACTCTCCATAGTTCTTGACTGGAGTAACTACTTCTGGTTCTTCTTCTGCAACCTTTGCAATAGTCTCCCTCTTTACTAAACCACCTGACTTCAGTGCTACCTCTGGTTTCTTTTCATATGGTAGTGATCTAGTTCTCGCTACTTCTTTTAATCTTTCTACTACTACTTCTTCGTAATCTTTCTCAGGTTCGTTTGGATCCTGTTTTATAACTTCTGGTTGTGCATATGAAGTATCTACAGCTTCTATAGGTATAGGTGCTATAGCAGGAACTACACCAGTTGTCTTATCTGCACTGACAGCACCAATCACTCCGACAGTCAAACTCTTTGCTGCCTTCTTTGTATAGTTTAGGATTGCTGAAAAGTCCATTAGGATCTACGTTGTTCCTCTGCGATTCTATCTCTCTCCTTTTGGAGATGAGTTGCTAACATGTTCACGTATACCTCGCGTTCCCAAGGCATCATATTTTCAATGTCTGTCAAGCTATATTTATGGTGTTGTACCAGAGAAAAATTAGTTTGATAGAAGGTCATGATGCCCTCGTGAAAGAG